TTTCTACCATCGTTTGGTTTTTTCTTCTGTTGACGAACATAACGCATTTTCATTGCGTCAATATATCTCAACTCTTGAATTCCTTCTTCAGGTTTCTTCAAGTCAATAATTTTGTGATAATAGATTCTACCATCAATATACCAATTGCGGTAAATCTCATGTGCTTTTTTATCAAAATCCAATAAATCTAAGATATACTTAAACTCTTTTCTAATCTTAGATTTAATACCATCACTGGCATTTAGATTAGAAAGTTCAATTTCTACAGGGCTATCATTTGAATCTGAGACCACTGCTTCATTTACAATATCTTCAATCGCACTGTCTGACTCTGGATGGAGTGACATTTCACGATATCGTTTGATTAGATCAAACTCAGTCTTAAAAACACCCTCAATGTCAACATGAGTACCAAAAAAACCACTACTCATGTAGTGGTCAGACCCGTCCTCATTATTAGGAGGAACAGGACTGACTGCTGACGGTGAGAGTGGTTCGTTGTCCTCTATCGAGAACCCAAACAATTTTGCCATTATTATATCGGAACTTTATTCTGATCTATTTATTAGATCACTATCCTGGTGTATTCTCACTTCCACTTAGATTGGATGGTGCCCAGTATTGAACTTGGAATTCTACAGTGAATTCTTCAATGGTGTCACCAGTATCATATGAAAGGTCAATTGCGCTAATGTTTGTTGGGAAAATTCCGTAGAACTTATACTGCTTTGCATTTTCCAGTCCTTGACCATCTTTTGCACTAAGTGCAGTTGCTGATCTAGCAAACTGAAGAACTTCAGCATCAACTTGGTAAGAACCTGGATCAGTTGCACCAGAACCATCAGCATACTGACCAACAAATTGCATCCATGCTTCCATGGCAGTGCGAATTTTGAAGTCATTATCGTTGATGACTGTTACAGTCCAGGTATCAAATGTGCGGTCTCCAGCAACCTTAAAGATTCTTCCTCTGAAAGGAACATCGATTGAAGCGATGTTGGATGCAGGCAACTGAGCGGCCTTGCAGAGTACTGAAAACTCGTCTGAATCATAATCAGCTCCACCAGGAAAACTAGTCAAGTTAACCTGGAATAGATTAGGGCGTGCGCCGCCGCCCTTCAGAGTTGATTTAATTTTTTCGATTGAATGTGCCATTTTGTGATCCTCCTTTTGTTATTTAGATGATATTATCAAACTCTACCAGTTACTTCTTCAAAACTGATTCCAGTTCTGGTTGCAACGAAGGTAAGTGTTACGTAGTTGATTGACTTAGCAGGCTTCAGGAAGATGTCTGCTCTAAACTCATTATTATCAATAACGTCAGGAGTATTGTTCGTGGTATCGCAGATAACAGCGAATCCATAAAGACCTCGCTTTGCCTGGATATCGCGAAGGTATGGTTCAACAATGTTTCTAAAGTTTGCTCTTGTTAACTCATCATTGAGTTCGAAGAGTTGTGCTTCTGCTGCTCTTTGCAGTGCTTGCTCAATTGTGAGGAACAAGCGGCGAACGTTGATTCTATCAAATGCAGATGCATATCCGAGAGCAGTCTTATCACCGAAGAGGAGTGTTCCTAAACCAGGTGTGGTGATAAAGGAGTTAATTCTTGCAGGATAGAGACGATCTCTTTGTGCTTTATTTGGGTTGTATGCAAGTTTGACTGCATTGTTGATAACACCACGCTGTTGTCCAGCAGGTGAGAACCAAGGATATGCAACAATTGCTGTGCGGTTCATCAGACCAGCAACATCCGCGTTCGTTGGAACATAACGGAATTCGTTGTTAAATCTGTCGAATTGATACTTATATCCACTATCAAGAACTGCGTATGATGAAGATGAAAGTGAACTGAAGTAATTGATTAGATTATCAGTTTGAGTATTTGTGTTTGTAAGTCCAACCAGATTAGTTCTGTGTGGTCCAACAGTAGCAACACAATCCTTTCTTGATTCTGCAAGAGAGATGACATAATTTGCTTTTGCCTGGGATTCTGCTTCCGTAGCACAACCAGGACCCATGATCATATAGTCAACTTCAATCTCATCTTTGTTTGCAAAGAATCCATATGCCGTGATGAGACTTGAAAGTTCTGCCTTCATTCCACCAGTTGCGGAATAATCAACACCACCAGCAAAGGTATAATTTACATTACCCAGTGCAGAGTAAGTAACTCCTTGTGCATCCAATCCCCAGAGACCGTCTCCAGTAGTTACTGGTGTAAATCCTGCAGAGAATCCAGTTGCTCTTGGAGTTGTTAGTTTAACAGTATCAAGTCCTTGTGATGGATTGTAACCTGCATAAACATTAGCAGAGTAGTCTGCAAGATAATCTTTGTAGAAAATTCTTTGAGGAGCATTTACATTTGAAATTGCATCTCCTGCTTTAGAAAGATTGATATGCTTTTCAATGATGTTCCCTTTGATTCCAGTAACGGAACCTTTATCATCTACAACTACAACGTGTAGTCCATCATTCTTACCACTTCTATCAGTCGTATAGACATTAGATACTGGTCTTGGTGCAATAGACTTCCAGAAAGTTGTTGCATTTGTCAGACCCAAAGTCTGTTGATCATACCAATCAACTTGAGTTGCTGGAGTATATCTAGTTGCATGAAGTCCTGTGCTATTAATACCAGCACTCGTCACAAAATCAAGAGGAACCGCTGTTCCAAATGCTCTTGTTGTAGAACCTTCTTGATAGGTGATTGCAGTTTCTGTGGATCCACCACCAACTGTCTCTACGCGAGAAACAATTTTAACATCGATGGTGCTATTTCCACCAGTAGCATCAGTTGTTACCCCGGTAATAATTCCCTTAAGGAATCCTGTAAATCCGGTTGTTGATCCTGCTCCAGGAACCACTGCATTAGTTAAAGCAGCAGTAACACCAAATCCAATTGTTGCACCTGTGTTTCCAACATTAACGGTCGTGATTCCAATTACTTGGTCTGCAAAATCATCGATGACACATACTTTTAATCCATCTGCCCACTTACCTGGGTTCTTTGCAGCATAGGTGAAGTTAGTAGCAGATTTATAATTCTGCTGGTAATCATCATAGTTTTTAATTTTCAGTGCAGTTGTCGAAGCAAGACTTACTCCAGCATTCGAATTATTGAGGTTGGTATCATCTGCTCTTACTACCTTGAGAATTCCCCCATAAGAGAGGTAATTTGCAGCACTCATCCAATACTCATATTGAGTATCAGTTGAAAGTGGCTTACCAAAGGTATTGATAAGTTCTTGTTCTGTGGTAATATCAATTGGTTCTTCGACTGGTCCAATCTGGAAAGGTCCAGCAATTGCACCAATATTATCTAAGACATTATCAGCTCTTCCTACGGTTAGGTCAACCTCCCTGACTAATACGCCAGGAGATAATTGAGGAGTCGCCATGTTTTGATTCTCCGTGATCTCATTTTAGAAATATTTATTAAACAGAGACTTTTCATAGGGGAAACATGACGCGAACTACCAATCTGGATATTCCCAATCTTTAACCTTAGGTTTTTTTGATCCTAATATTCTGTTTATAGTGCAGTCTTTGCATTCATATGAATATGATGATGCTACTGGACCTCTATCTTTTCTTGTCCTGTAGAAACTTTCTACAAGATTTTTTACTTCTCCACAAGATCTGCATTTTCTATCTTGTAGTAATAGATGACCTAATTTAATCTGACCATCTAAGTCCATTACCTATATTCCCACATGAAAGATCTATCTCCATATTCATCTACTCTACGCCATGTATCACCTTCAGAATCTGTAAAAGTGTCATCATCTAATCCATCATTTAAAAATCCAAATGGTGCCATGTCCTGTTCAATTTGATTCTTTTGCTCCTCATATAACCTTTTACGAACATCCTGGTCTGTTAGTTCTTTGAAATAGTCCATCTGGACTAACCATGCATATATCACAAGACACATTGCCAGGTCATCATTACAACCTTCTTCAGCCTCAAATGAATTATGCTTTGAGATAAATGTTGTTAACTCTGAAATAATTTCATAATCATTAAAGATAAGTTTATCTTCTTCTATAAGAGTTTTGAGATTGAGTGATCCAACTTTCTTTACAGTCTTGGACATCTTAACTCCCAATTGAGTTTTCTTACCAGAAAATCCCTGACCCACAATTTGACCTGCTCTACCTCTCATAGAACACATGAGAAGATTTTGATATTCAAGATCATATTGTAAAATACTTGCAACCTGATCACCAATATCATTGACTTCGCATAAGATATATGCACTATTATAAT